TCGGTCTGTCGTAACCGGTAGATAGGGCGAAAGGCCTGGTGACGAAGTGACGAACTAGGGGCTTGTCTTGGAATCCCTATAGAAACCCTTAGAGATATCTGAAGTGTGGTCTAAATCGTCACTTCGTCACTCTGCTGCCGCTGAAGCGCTGTACGGCCGTCTGAGGGCATGCGAAAGCCCCACCCGACCATGGGGGCCAGATGGGGCTACGAGTCGCGTATATGGGCACGCAGGGCCCTACGCGAAGTGCTCCGGGTGTTCTGCCAGCTCGCGCTTGTGCTCGTCGCAGTACGCTTCCCTCTCTGGCACTTCGGTACCACAACCGGTGACCACACACAGCGCGTGGCGGTGCTCGTCCTCGGTGTAGTGCGTCAGATACTCCCCCGGCTTGCAGCAGACCGCACAGTGCATGCGGAACGTAGCAGCGCACACGGGCTTTCCGCCGATGACTTCCATGGTCCATCGCGGGCGCGTTCGCCCACAGCCCACGGTGGCACAAACAGTAGGTGTCTCGTCGCGACTAGCCACCCATACCGGATCATCCCACGGCACGCGCGCAGACTCTGCCTCGTCGGCGCCGGTCAAGATCACGAACGCATCGTCACGGTCGCCTACCGGCTCAACGTCACCCTTGCTGATCACGTAGCCGTTCTCAGCCACCCAATCGAGGAAGTCGAGGACGCTTCCAGGTCGCTGCGTAGCGTGCCATACCTGCGCCCACGTTTCCATCTGTCGACGATCCATGGTTCCCCCTAACGGGAAGGGGGCCCCAGGTTTCCCCAGGGCCCCAAGTGTGGCTGCTAGAGCGTGGCAGTGATCATGTCCTTGAGGGCCTTGTAGAGCGGCTCAAGCTCAGCGCGGATGGCCTCTTTGGTTTCGTCCGAAGCCTTGGCGAAATCCTCCGGGTCCGCCTTGCTGACGTCCGCCTTGATCCGCTTCACGATGGCCTCAATGCGCTCATCCGGGGTCGTCGTCTCGGCAGCTTCGCCGGAACCCTCACCCTCTCCCTCGCCGGAACCCTCGCCCGTGCCCTCACCCTTGTTCTCGCCAGCCTCAAGAGCCTTCTGCTTGGCGTGGTAGCGCTCAAGCGCCTTTTCACCCTCACCCTTGAGCATGGCCTGCGAGTTGTACAGCGCGGTTGCGACGTACTCAGCGACGCTCATGTCTTCAGGCTTGTCGGCGAGCTTGGCGCCGTACAGGGCCCTCGCCTCAGCCGCCTCGGTCGTGTCTTCGTCCAGCTCACGCAGCCACTTAGCGCGGACGTCCGTGCGGTGCATCTGGACCGAGCGCTGCAACTTGGCAAGCGCGTCCTCATTCTCGAAGTTGCGCTCGAAGCCCTCGCCAGCGAGGCGGTACATCTCCCCCGCAGCCTTCTTGGCCTGGTCGCTGTTGCCCTTGAGGTCGGGAATCTCGTCCTTGTTGGGGATGCGGGTCCACATGTCGAAGGTGACTGCTGCTACCTCCTTGGCCAGATCGGAAGTCTTGCGGTGCAGGCGGACACCCTCTGCTACCTTCTCGGCACCGAGAGTGACGAGCTCCTTGACCCCCTCGAACTGGTCCCAGGTCTTGACCGGGGTCCCCTCCTTGGGCTTCGCAGCCACCGCTACCGCCTTCGTCGCAGGCTTCTCCTGGACCTGGGCAGCAGCGCGGAACTCTGCCCGCAGGCGCACCTTGAGCTTGGCGAACGTCTCGTTACCGAACTTACCCCGCTGAGGCAGCGAGCCGACTAGAGCGTCATGCTCCTTGCTCAGCTCCGCGAGCCCCTCGGCGTTCTCAGCCTCGGCCAGCGACTTGGCCCGCTCGATGTTGGAGTTCAGTTGATCAACTGCCTTATTGATCGTCACCTCCACACTGGTGGCGTCCTCGGCGGTGGTGGTGGTGGGCTTCGCTGCCATGATGTCTCCCCGGTCGTCGTTGTCTTGTAGGAGTAGTTAAGCACAGTGATCTTGGTAGGCGCAAGTCACTTCCCGAAAACGGTAGGTGGCCACTGTCTGTGAGGGGCCCCTACCATCTTGGTCAGCTTGCCAGCGCGGCAGCCTCGCAGTGCTTGCACACCTTCCGGCCACCCTTCCGTGCGGACTCCAGAGCCTTAGCGGCAGAGGTGAACGTCTTCCCCGTTGCGAGGTTGTAGGAGCGGGTCAGTACCGGGCAAGCGCTCTGCGCGTAGTTCAGGTCGCTGCCGTTCGAGCGCTCGGCGATACCGGCGATGTGGTTCGTGGTGCGGTTGTACTTGATCGTGTACTCAGCCTCGGACGCCGCGCGGTACTCAGCTTCGGTGACTTCCTGGCCCTGGTGGATGAAGGTGATCATTTCGGCTCCCTCGCTGCGTTCCTGCTGACGAGTAGAACTCTAGCGGGGCACCTACCGAAGGCGCAACCCACCTACCGAAATCGGGAAGTGCCCCAAACACAGAAGGCCCCTGACCTGCGGGAATGTCCGCAAGCCAGGGGCTAAGTGTTACACGTTCGATATGTTCCGGTGCAGCGCTTCCACGCTCCCATCGTTGGTGATCTCTACGTCAGCGGCGTACCCATCGAGCGCCGTTTCGCTGGAGTGCCGCGCTGCGCGGTAGTCACGGCCGGACATGGCAGCCTCGGGCCGGACGATGCGGACCAGGCGGAAGCCTCGGGCGCGGAGCATGTCAGCCTCGTTGGGGTACCGGACGTCAGCCACGACCACGGGCAGGTTCCATGCCTCGGCATTGCTCAGCTTCCGACGCATGGACGTAACCCAGAACTCATCATCGTATTCGCGCACGGTCTGGCCCGTGTGCTGGAGGATGCGCCGGACTTCCGGATAGGTGTCCTTGGCGTATTCCCAACCCACGTCAGCGATAAGGGCCGAGAGGCGGACCGTCACGCCGTAGCCCGTGGGCACGTACGGGTCAATCGACAGTGCCATTTCCTTGAGCGGGTCGGCGAACGCAAGGCGCGTGTAGTGGCGAGTTCGCACCAGGTGCAGCGCCGCCGTGTCCTTGCCCGAACGCGCCCTGCCGATAAGCCCGATGTTATGCAAGTGCCCTCCCCAGGGGATGTGGTCTGTTGCACCCCCTAGATCGGGCGAACGGCCTAAGCGCCGAGGAACGCCCGGAGAATGGCGACAATCTCAGCGGACGGGAAGTCAGGCACGTAGCGCGAGGCGAACGGCAAGGCAACTACCAGGGCCGATGCCACCTTGCGCCGATGTGCCCACCCCCACTTCACAGAGTCAACTACCTTGGCACCGAGCGACTTTACGCCGGACGAGTGGTCACCCATTTATCCTCCAATGGCCTTAACGATGGTGATGCCAGCGGACACGATGGCGCCTAGCGCGGCAGTAGGAACGGTGTACTTCCAGCGCTCAACACTGCGTAGGCGAGTCTCATGGTCATCGAGCGTCTTCCCGACTTCCGCATTGGACTGCACGAGCGACCGAACGTCATCGCGCAGACCAACAATCTGATCGTAAATCTCGCGCGCGGAAATGGTCACTCCTAGGGGGTCATTCTCCGGGGTCACGAGACGACCGTGAACCCGTGCTTCTTACCCAGCGCCGTAAGCGACTTGAGACCCGGAATGCCGTCGTACGGGCCGCCGACCCCGCAACGCTTCTGCCACTTGCCGTACGCCGTGACAGTGACCGAGCCGTACGCGCCGTCATAGGCAAAGCTCTTCGAGAGCAGCCCCTCAGCGTAGAGCGCAGCCTCCACAATCTTCGTGGTTGCTTCGTGCGCACCCTTGCCCTGCGCCGCCTTCGGATCATGCTTCGCAGCAGCCACGATGTACGAGAGGCGGACGACAGGCTTGGTCGCAGGCTTAGGCGCAGGCTTCGCAGGCGCGTCCGCCACAGGCGCAGCAGCAAACAGCGCAGCCTTGTTGATCGCGCCCGGATCCCAGTGATCATTACCCGGCACGTTGCAGTGCCCGTAGTGCCCACCCTTGGCAAGCCAGATCGCACGGTCACGCTTCGCCGCAGAGTCGCCGTACTTGCTCGCCAGCGCACCCATAGGAAAGACGTCCGGCACGCCCCACGAACGGATCGCAGCCATGAGCGCCAGGAAGTTCTTACCCGGCTTCCAGTAGCCAGTGAACGGCGTCGCCGCGCGGGCAAGTACCTCGATCTGGATGCACACCAGGCCCGTGCGATTAGTGCGGGACGCACCGTCATTCTTGAGGGCTCGCGCCGACTGGTTCAGCGGACCATACTGGCCGAGACGATCGGTCACCGGGTCGTATAGGAAGTGAGGCTCGGCGCCAATGGTGCGGAGGTACTTGCCGACGGAGTCAAACGCAGCGTCACCGGCGCCGGACTCAGTCGTATGCCAGACCACGCGACCAGGCTTGTCGGGGGTGTCCATGGTCCCGCCAATCGAGCCATCACCGAGTCGTTCAGCGCCAGTAATCCAGATGGTTCCCACAGGGAAAGTCCTCTCAAGAGAAAGGGCCGGAGCGCGCGATACGCCCCGACCCACCTACCGATTTTGGGATGTGCCGTACGCTAAATCAGGTACCCGGCAGGTTTTGCCCCGGGAAGGAAGACCCGGGCGACGTACCGCCGAAGTCTGTTGATGCCGTAGCCGTGCCAACCGAGAAAGCCGCAACCGTGCCGCTCGTCGTGCTGTTCACGTTTCCCCACGAGTTGCCCGTAAGGTCGTTGAACGCGATGGTGCTACCGCTGATTCCGTCGATAAGGGAGATACCCTTAATGGTCGTTCCCTTAATGATGCGGTTGTTGGTCACCATGCCGTCCGCAGCGCCCGTACTCAGACGGATACCGGCCTTGTTGTCCGTCGACACGGCACCCGTTCCCGCATTGTTCGTGCGGTTGCCAGTGATCAGGAAGTCGTTCGAGCTAACGACCACAATGCAGTGATCGCTAGTAGTGCCGTCGACGTTGTTGCCACTGACAGTGGTACCGGTGCTCTGCGTGATGTTGATTCCGGTCGTCGCGCTACTCCGCACCGTGTTGCCGCTGATCGACCCACCGTCAGAGAAGTTGTTGAAAATGCCGGTTGACCCCGTGGACGACACCGTGTTACCAGTGACCACAGGGCGAGAGCAGTATTCGACATGGATGCCGTTAGCCGTGTCGGCGGCATTGCCAAGAATCGAGTTACCGGAAATGGCCACCTGGTCGCACGTCGCGCCGCTGTACCCCTTTACGCGAATGCCGGAATCTGTGCCCGGTCGCTCGATCGTGTTACCCGTAATGGACAGGTTCCGCGAGTTTGCCGAGTAGCCAGCGCTCGCAGGGTCGGGATGCGTCAGCGCAATACCGCTGTATCCGGTCCCGTCAATCACATTGTTGGCGATGATGGCACGGCGCCAGCCATAGCCTCGGATACCTTCCTGGAGTGTGCCCTCAATGCGGTTGTTGACTATCTGGATCCCGTAGTAGTAGGCGCCAGATGCCAGCGTGTGAGACCCAACCCCACGCCCGAACTTCCCCGTGCGCGCCGAAGTGCCGAAGTAACAGCCGTCCACCAGGATGTTTTTCGAAGGAGTACTGTCGAACGCGCCGATGGACGAGCTGCCGCTAGCGCTGATATCGATCTGCACTGCTTCGCTGAACTGCCGCGAGGAGTCGGCCGTGTTGTCCTTGAACCCCAGGAAGCGGCAGTTAAGGGCCCTGCCCCCGTCGATGGCATTGAACTCCAGCGCGTGAGCAGTCGACGTGTTCTCGATCGTGACGTCCCGCACAGTGATGTTCGTCGCGTGCACAAAGTTCATGACGTCGGTCTCAGCGGTGACCGATCCAGTCGTGCCGTTGAATGCGTTACCGTCCCAACGTCCACCGAGGATCTGGATATTGGAGTGTCCGCCGTACAGCGAAAACGTCTCGGTACCCAGGAAGTTGCGCAGCAGACCCGTATTGCCGATGGCCTTGATCGTGGCGCCGTACGCGTAAATGGTGGTGTAGTCATAGACCACCAGGAAGGTGCTAACAGCGTAGGTCTTGCCCGGAGTGAACTGGACCAGGCCACCCCCGCTGGTGTGTGCCAGATCGAGGGCAGCCTGAATCGCTAGCGTGTCGTCCGTGACCCCGTCACCAACGGCGCCGAAGGTTTCCACATTGACCGTGCTGGACGTGTTCAGTCGCTCAAGCATGTACTGAAGACGGCCGCCGGTAATGTCCATACCGGGGCGCCACTGGTCGACAGGCGTACTCAATTGGTTCTCCTTACAGTGAAGTGACGGGAGGCACAGCGACGTTCACCGCAGTGCCAACCGCCTGCGCCTTGACAACACCGTTAAGCGAACGGTCAACAGTGAATGCCTGCGAGTCGGTAATGCTGACGTCGTCGTACGTGACATTGACGGGCAGCGTGTTGGTTGTGTTAGTACCAATCAACGTGCGCAGCCCCATGCCCCCAGGGCCAGCGAGATCGGTGTCAGACACGACCACCTGCCAGCCACTAGGCTCCGCGCTGGTCGTCTTCCAGAGCTTCGCCGAAAGGGTGGCGCCCTCGACCCGGAAGCGAACTGTGTAAGAGTCGCCAGCGGCGTGCGCGATTGTTGACGCAGCAGTGCCTAGGAGCGTCTCGGTGGGGACGCGCTTCCGGATGGATAGCTGAGCAGTCGCCGCAGGCGCGAAGTAGACCCGCGCGAAGTAGAAAGAGGTCACATCAGAGTTGGTCCGCAGCAGGAAGTACGCGTACGCGCCGTCTCCGACAGGAACAATTGGCATCGTCACCGTGGCCAACAGTTCAGCGTCCACTAGGCTGACACTGTCCAGCGACTGAATCCGGTACACGTTCCGCGTAGTGAGCGAGTGTTGCCCCTTGCTTCCGGTCGTGCTGTAGTCACTCAGCGGGGCGGTGCTGTGTCGAATCCATGCCTGCCCAGAGTCGGCCGTAGCCCAACCGTTGGTCCCGGTGCGGGTGAACGTGTCAGACACGCTCTGCGTGACGGAGGTGACCCGCATCTCTTCGCCGCTGACCTTGATGTAATACGGCAGCTCCGCAGGGTCAGCAGTCCACAACGGGCCAGCGGTAGTGCGGACGTACAGCTTGGTTTCGGTAGACGTCGCAGCCGTAGCCACAATCGAGCCGTCCGTGTCCGCCGTAGCGAACTGCGGGTGATCCGTAACTGCCGTGTCCCACGGGCCAGCGGGTACACAGTTGAGGGTCAACTCCCACGTGTACAGGTCGAGAGACTCAGACCAACCCATGACGAGTAGCTCTACGTCGTCGTGTGACACCCACTCGGGCAAGTCCGTGATCCGAATCTTGTCCCCCTCGCGCATGCGCAGCACGTACGGAATGAGCCACTCGGCACCAGGCTTATGCAGCATGAGTGAAACCGTCGGGTACCGCGCGCCGTCGTGCGTGCCCAGATGCAGCCGCCAATACGCCGTTGGTTCCGCCTGGTTATCGTCGGCGAGACTCAGCGTGTACGAAGCGTCGTACTTGCCTATGCCGTCCGGTGCAGCGTTGACCGACAGCGGACCGGACTCCAGCACCGCGCGACCAGACGAGCCACCATCGCGAGTAACGGTGACGTCGTTGACAATCGCACTGTCGTCGTCGACAGGATCGATGTCCGGCCCTAGTCCCGGCTCCTCGTAGCTCAGCTCGAACAGTGGAGTCTGCGCGTACAGGCTCGACCGGTCCCGGTAGTGCAGCCCGATACGGGTCATGTCTTCCGTGAACAGTCCGCCGTCCGCCTCGGCAGCAGCCTCAAAGAGGTTGACTAGTGAGTCCTGCCGCTGGAAGCCAACCGGCGCAACCGGCAGCGCCCCCGGGGTACGGGTGAACGACAGACTCTCCTCAGCGGACAACCGGCGCATGCGCTCTACGGCCGTCTCACCCAGGTAGGCATCATCCGATCCGTCATACAGGGTCGAGCCAGCCTCCCGCAGGACAGCGAGGTGACCGACACCCCAACCCGCAGTGAGCGCAGGCCAGTCCGCCGAAATCATCGTCACGCTGCCACACGTGCCCGTGGGGTATGTGCCAGTGAACGCGCCAGTGTCACCGCCAACATCCTGCCAACTGATACGCCACGTGAACCCGACTCCGTCCGCGTCGTCGATTGCCCAGAAACGCAAGCGCGTCCAACCGTGGAACACGTCGGCGCCAACGGCGATGGTTTGAGTAACGATCTGCACGTTCGTCGAGGAGTAACCCTGCACCGTGGCACGGCCGTTGCGCAGCAAGACAACCCAGCGACGGACAACGCCGTTGCTGCTGAGAATCTTGACTAGCTCAACGTCCTCGCCAATCGGAATGTTGTCGTCTGCGTTGTAGACAAACTCGACTTGCCATTGTCCGGGCGTGAACGCAGGGACCGGGGCAGACAGGGAGCTAGTCCCAGTCAGTTTCGGCAGGGGTGCTGACGACGGAAGCGTCCCGAACGATGCCCACTCGACCGAGGAGACCGAGGCAGGGAACACGCCAGGGATCGGCGAGTACGCCTGTACTGCGTCCTGCTGCTCCTCCATCGGCCAATAGGCCACAGGGTTACCCGACGGGATACGTCGGCGCAGAGTCGAGTCAAGAGCCTTGGCGCCCTGCCCGAGTCGGCGCAGGATCCCATTCGCTGTGATCGGCACGTACCGGTCCGCATCATCAGTCGACCAGCGGAGAGGCCAGGAAGCTACCTCGCCAACGAACCTGTCTTCTCGGTCCCGTACCTCCGCAGCGCCGTTCAGCGTCCACGTAAGGGCCGAGGAGTCGACGAAGGTAACCGCACCTGGGGTGACCGCCCGGAAGTCCGGAGAAGCCACCACAGAGCCGTTGATGCCGTTGCGTACCTCGAACCGGTACCCGCGCCCGTTCAGGGGATGACGTGGCGCGTACGTGCCGCCCCGGTAGTCGCTGAACCCCACACGTAGCGGAGCACTGCCAGCGAAGATCGGGGAGGTTCCCGCAGTCACAGTTACAGGCTTGCCAACCAGCGTCCACGCACCATCGAGCGAGGGGGCCCAATAGAACGTGACCGTGTTTCCCCCCGCGCCGTTGTCAACGTCCAGAGTCGCGCGGATAGCGGCACGCTCCGGCAGCTGCGGTAGGGGCTGCGAGAAGTAGCGCTCACCGGCGCCCGTGCCGTCAGTCGAGAAGCGGAAAAGGACCAAGCCGTCGGCCACCTGTAGGAACCAGGACTCTTGGCCCGTGGTCCGGTCCCACTTGCCTATGACGACCTGGTTCGCAGGGCCATACCAGTCGGGGGCAATCTCGGCACGAACGTCAAGGTCTCCCGTGATGTCCAGCGCCGAAGTGTCCGGCGTAGAAACGAAGTTGGCGTCTCGGCCGTCAAGCTGTAGGTAGTGGTCACCATCGCTGGGCAGGCTCACACGTATCGGAGTGTTCCGACCAATGAGCCCGAACAGAGGTGACATGGCATTACGGGGAGAGTACTTCCCCGCGCGGTTGTCGAGCGTAAGTCGCAGCGAGGAGGGGTCAGCGGAGGAGCCCTGGTCGCGGAGTCCGCGCGTAATCTGCTTGGTGTCGCGCACGTAGACATCAGGACTAATGTCCGTCCACATGCCGCCTAGCTCCAGTTCCGTACGGATGTCCAGCGGGAAAGTCACCGCTGACCCCCTCTCTTATCGTGTGCCAAAGGCAGTTTGAACGTGGCCACGACCATCGGTCTTGACGATGCGCCGGATTAGTCGCTTCATGTCCTCATCAGATCCAGTCACGTCAATGACCAGAGTCTGCGCGCTACTGCCACCCGCACCACGCACGCTGGCAGCGTTTAGCATGCCGTCGAGCTTGGACAGTGGCAGAACGGCTTCCTGTTCGCGACCCTCACCGATCATCGCCATCGTTGGACCAGTGGTGACACCACCGCTCGCCAGATAGGGAATGTTCGGAGTGCCTAGGGTCACCTTTGGGATGTCGACACCCATGACGGAACCCCCGCCAATGGAGAACGAAAGGTTGTTCCACTTGCTGATAACCCAGTTGACAGCGGAACGGAACGAGGACTTTAGGCCGTCCCACATGCCACTAAGCGCGCTGCTGATCTTTCCAGGAAGTCCCTTGAACCAGCTAACCAGGCCGTTCCACTTGTCCTTTATGTAGCCAACGCCCGTGCTGACCCAACCAGGAATGGTCTTCGTGAAGAAGTTTCCGATGGGGTTGAACACGTTGGACTTAAGCCACGCCCAAGACGACGCGAAAGCGGACTTGATGGAATCCCATGCAGCGATCAGGTTGGCCTTTACGTTGTCCCACTTAGCGGCCATCAGAATGATGGTTGCGATCAGCAGAACGACGAGACCAACGATCCAGAAGATGGGGTTAGCCAGCATCGCGGAGTTCATCGCCCACACCGCGATAGCAGCAATACCGAGCGCCACGGCCAGACCGAGGAGCGCAGCAGCCACAATCTTTACAACCTCCGGATGCGCCGTCATGAAATCGCTAAGCCACTGCAAGAGAGGCTGTAGTGTCTCGCCGATTGTGGTTGCCATGGTGCGCCAGACAACGTCTAGCGACTGAGCAGCAGACGTGGCACCCGCCGCATTCGCAGCAGCGCCCGCAGCCTTATCCATGCCCGCCGCAGCAGCAGCACCCGCAGGCTCCATCGCAAGCAGCGCGTCTGTCTGCTCTCCGGCCATGTCGCCGAATAGCTGAACCGCTAGCTGTGCCTGCTTGGCAGGATCCTTGACGCCCTTGATTGCCTCGATAGCGGCACCCATGGCGCCCTCGGCGTCCTTGCCCCCGGCCTTCAGCTTCTTGAACATGTCGTTGGAGTCGAGCCCCAGCGCTTGGAAAGCCTTCTTGGCCTGGCCGGTGTTCTCTGTAGTGATACGGCCGAACTCATGGATGATGTCCGCAGCCTGGTCGATGTCCTTACCACCGGCCTTGACGTACTGAGACAGCATGCCGAGCGCGTCTTTACCGTCGATACCGAGCCGCTTGAACTGCTGCCCGTACTCGTTCAGTACGTCCGGGAGATCACCCAGCATTGACTTAGGCAGCACCTTTGCAGCCTGCGCCAACAGGTCGAAAGCCTCCGTGCCGTCCTTGGCGAGCCCGTTGTGAATCATCTGGCCAGCCGTAGTGGCAGCGTCCGCCACATCGACACCCAGCGCCGTTGCTAGCGCCATGGCGTCTTCGGTCATCTGGGTTGTTTGTTCCTGTGACATCTCGCCCATGTCGCCTAGCGCTTGGGTTACGGCGCCTACAGCGTCGCCAACCTCAGTGATGGACTCACCGAACCCGGCAGAGTAGACATCCCCCGCAGCCTTACCGGCCCGGCCTGCCTCAGCCTCAGTCATGCCGAACTGGTTTTGTAGCGTGGTGTCGAGCTGCTGCAATTCAAGACCGGCGTTCAATCCGTCCGCGAACAGCTTTCCTACGGCTGCACCAGCTGCTAGCCCAGCAACACCCTTACCCAGTTCACCCAGGTGACTGTTTGCCCGCTCGACCCCATCAGCGGTGCCGCTGTCCATCTCGCTGGTGTCTACCCCGATGGAAACGATCAGGTCATCTAGGGTCACGTCTCCGTGCCTCCAATCTGAAGGTTGTACGCCTTGACAGCGGAAAGCATTTCCCGCCAATGCTGCCGCGCACCGGTATCCCACTTAGGCATGAAATCCTTGGGAGTCGACGTCTTGGAACCCTTACCACGGGAAGTGTTCGCGACAGTCGCCGTCAGCATGGCCACCAGGGAGTCAATGCGCTCGGGACCCAGCGGCCCCGTAACCTTTTCGTACGCCATCCATTCCGTGATTTCACGGGAGGTGACGCGCGAAAGAAGCTCCGGGACCGTATACCCCAGATGTGCCGCTAGTCGGAAGTAGAAGCGTCGTTCGTGGTCTTCGCGGATTTTCCCGCTTCCGCCTCCATGTCCTCCTTGCGCAGGCCCGAAAGCCGCATGGCAACATCGCCGAGTCGGTCGAGGACAGCGCCGTTCTTGGCGGACAGAGCCTTTAGGTCCTTGTCGCTGAACAGACGCTCGCCGCTCTCGTCGACGATGCTGCGGGAAAGGAGCTTGGCTAGCTGGTCAGCCATGTTCAGCCGCTGAACGGAACCGTTCGGGCCAAGGACCACCATGGAAGCCTGGTATGCGTTGCGGTCGCCACCGGTCATGCCAGCGACGCGAACAGTGCCGCCCCACTCTGGAACCGGTACATCCTCGTACTTCTTGTCTTCCGCAGCGAGGATGGCGTCACGGTTAAGAAGAGACATGCTCAGGCTCCAGGGGTGATGGTGGGCTTCCCGGTAACCTTCCAGGTCAGGGAAGCTGCTAGCTTGTCGTCGTACGGGGCGTCAGGCTCGAAGCCAGTGAGGATCGCGCCGAACTTCCACGTAGTGCCGTCGGGAAAGACGATCTGGTAATTGCGAGGCGCCGTGTCCTCAAAGTCAGCAACCAGAGCATCATGGTTGGTGGGCTGATAGTTGACATCAGCGGAGCACTCGCCGGGGTCCTTGAGGCCACCCACAAATTCCTGCCACCCGCTCACACTGCTGTGAGAGGTGACGTCGAGCGTCTCTCGGCTAATGCCGGGTGGGGTAAGCGAGGTGACGTCAGCGATCGTGGTGAAAATCTCGGTTCCGGCCCCGTTACCACGCTTGAGTAGGGTTCCGAACGCGTTGATTCCAGACATGGGCTCATTCCTCCGTGATGACGGTAAAGCTGAGTGCTATGTGTCGGACGTCCCCGGGTGGTTCGGGATCGACCATGGTTTGCGCTGATGTGTAGCGAGTAGCCACGTGATGAAAGCCAGAGAGGGTCAACGGCTGTAGGTCGAGCAGCTCAGTCACTCGCGTAGCCAGCGCCAAGCCCTCAGCGAACCCGTGGGCCTGCGACCAGACATGAACCGTGATCAGCGACGACCAGCCGCGCGAGGCTAGGGCGTTATCCACGGTGTCGCTGGCTTCGCCCACTCGGACGTACGGGAACGCAGTACCGTCAGGCACGAAGTCGAACACCTTGCCAGCAAGCTGCGGGTCGGCATTCAGCCTCGCGTAAACGGCCGACTGCACAGCGAACAGCGGCAGCATCAGCCGATCACCTCATTGATAGCGTCACCGATCCGGCGCACGATCTTGCGCTTCTCAGCGGCGAATGCTGGGCCTAGGGCCGGACGAGCGGGCATGGCCTGCGTGCCGAATTCCTGCCAGATGGCGTACCGGTCGTCGCGATCCTTCCAGCCAATCTCAGACTTGATGGCCGGTCCGTCGTGCATCGTGTAGTCGATGGACTGCTTTAGGTTCCCCGTGTCGACGTGAACGCGCCGCTTCGTGCCAGCCACAACAGCCTGTGAGGATTCCTCAACAGCCTTGCGCACCGCCTGGTGCATGCGGCTGGTCACAAACTTGAGTTGCTTTAGCAGCGCCTCGCTACCGCTGACGGACACTGTCACGCCGGAACGCCGACCAGCCGCGCGAGGGTGTCTACCCATGTTGGATCAACTCCACATCAGCGCGCAGATAGATGGGGCGGGAAGGCGTGAACACAGCGAGCACGCGGAACGATTGGGCCCCATTGCGCAGCTCATCTCCCCTGCGCACATTGGCAGTTGGCGGCAGGTGGACATTGTGCGAGTGCAGTGACTGACCCTGGTCAGCGAGCATGCGTTCAGACGCTGACGGCTGACTGATCATCGCGCGCGACTCCCCCACCTGAGACAGCGAGGTGACCTCTCCCCCAGCCCCATCCGGCGCAGTCAAAACGCGCCAGATGGTAACCGAGGAATTCAGGAGGCGGTTAAGTCCCATCAGCCAGCCTGAATAACGCCAACCGTGACCGACGTGACAGCGCTGTACGTGACGTTCGCACGGCCAGTAACCGGGTCACGGTAGATCGCGTCCATCGGAATGAAACCACTACCGCCAGCAGGGACGGACAGCGCGGCATCGGCGATGTCGAGACCCTTGACAGTGCCGGGCGTAACCACAGTGACAGTGATCGGGGACGCTCCGCCGTTACGGACGACGAGGAAATACGTCTTGTCAATAGGGGCCTGATCGCCACCCGCAGACGCGCTTGCGAAAGTCGGCGCAGCGCCACTAGTCGGGACAACCTGAACGGTAAGAATTGCCATGTGCCAGTTTCCTTAGTTGTTGTGGTGGTGGTGTCGGCTCACAGAGATCGCACCGTGATGGATCCACCGTTGCCGAAGCGAGCAGCCAGCCTGTTCCGCTGGTACTCAGACAGGCACATGGTTCCGGTCTCAGCGTCCGAGTAGGTCACCGAGTAGTCACCGATGCGCTCGGACGTGATCCCGCGCGAGGCAATGTCCCCGCTACGCATGGCCGTTAGCTCCTGGCCCACCAGGCGGCACACCAGGTCAACAATGTCAGCAGGCACCGTGGCGAACCCGTGCGTATAGGTCACCGTGACCTCACTGCCATCAGGGAAGCCACAGGAGCGCACGAGAGCGCCGGAAAGAAGCTTGTAGTCCGTGACTGCCAACCCGTCCACGGAAACGCCAGAGACGGCCGTAGCGGGTCCGCCCGGTAGCTGTAGGCGAGAGCCCCTACCTTCTAGCGTCACCGTGCTGCTTGTAGCGCTGATCGGGGAACCGGCAGCATCACGCACAATGGCCGAAGCAACGTCAAAGTAGGTGGCTACGGCCACTTGCTCCGCAGAGTCGACAGTCACACCCCGTGCGACCAGATCAGCAACCGTGGCCAGCGGGCTAAGCGGCATGCCGGGTCACCCTCTCGTTACTTGGACGCAGCAGTCTTGCGGGTGGCAGGTTCCCTGTGGTTGACGATGTCCACGCGTCGCAGGTCATCGCGTCGGGCCAGCTTGCGCAGATACTCGTGCTGCTCGCTGCCCTCATCCATCGTCAGGCGGACGACCTGGCCAGAGTTGTTCTCAACCTCAATAACAGCCATGCAGGTAACTCCTCGGAAGTAGATGGGGTGGACCAGGAGCAGGGAGGCCACCTACCGATTTCGGGAAGTGGCCTCCCTGCTCACGTCAGGACTACGGCAGTAGACCCGTGGTCACGTCGGCGTCAAGCACGGCCAGCGCCTCGGGGCGAACGACCTTGGCGCCGTACAGGTGCAGACCCTTGATCGCGTCACCGAAAGACGCCTGTGGGCGGTACGCCTCAACAGAGTTGATCTGCTCCGCGTACGTCGTCGCCATCGGGTGGCCCGCGATCACAAAGTTGGAAACCTCAGAACCAGTACCAGCGGTACCGGCAGGCAGGTTCAGCGACACCGTGACGGAGAAGCCAAGGATCTGGCCAACCTCGCCGTTCATGATCGGCGCGTTGGTGCCGTACTGGTTCGCGTAGATGAACCGGGTGTCCTGGAGAACCAGCGCGTAGAACTCGGGCGAGACGATCAGGAATCGACCCTCGGTCGGAACCTTGGCCTTGTCGAGCTTGAGCTTGAGGGTAAGGACTGCCTTGTACGCCAGGTCGGTGGTAGTGATGTCAGCAGGCGTCACGACGTTGCCAGCGGCCGTGGCCATCAGGTTAGCCAGGAACAGGTCCGTGGTCTCGGCCAGACCGAACGCAGCGTCATCCGCAGCCTTGTTGAGCAGCGCCCCACCGTCCTTGACCTGACGCGCGTCAACGTCGTCCACAGCGAACGCGAAGTACTTGGCCTGGTCGATGACTAGGGTCTGGTCCGTGGTGGCCAGAACCTGCGGGGTGATCGCGGTGCTGTTCTTGGTGTACGTCGCGATGGTCGGCCGAGTCAGCGAGCCGATGTGAACGGTGTCGCCAGACTGGGCAATCTCGCCCTCGTAGTCACGGTTGATGACACCAGGCTGGCCGAACACCAGCTTCTCACGCAGAGCGACGAAAAGCTCAGACGACCAAATCTTAGGGATAAAACTGTCAACGGCCATGCCGGAAACGCTCCTTATCTAGGGGGTTACTTGATGCCGAGCACGCTGTTTAGGCGTCCCTCGCGCTTTGCCTTGACGACCTGTTCAGGGCTCATGCCCTTGAGATCGTCGGCGGTTAGCTGCTTCGGTCCAGACGCCTTGCGCGCTGCACCACCATCGCCAGTGCCCTGGAAGCGGGGGCGAGCCGTTGCGGCCAGATGCGGCTTCCTGGTGAGTAGCTCTTCAATCGCGTCCTTGACTTCGTCGGCGTCAATGTCGCCGTTCTCATCAACCTCGAACCGGGTCAGGTCGAGATTCAGGAGCGCATCCGAGACGTCAAGGAACTTGCCAGCGGCAGCCGCCTTGACCTCAGATCGAAGAATTCGCGCGTTCGCCTTTTCGGTAGCCTCGCGCGTAGCCTGCACACGGATCGCGTCCGCATCAGGCTGGTCTGTAGTGCTGGCACCCTTCGGTGCTTCCAGCTCAGCAATTCGCGCTTCTAGCGCACGTCGCTGGTCACGCTCCTCGCGCCACTTCCCCTTCATGGAGTCGAGCGCCTTCTTGCCCGCATCGCCGAGCGCCTCGCTACCAGCCGGATCCGCATCCGAGGGAGCATCACCCGGAGGAGTCTCCGTCACGTCAGTCTCGTCAATCGTCGGCTCTTCAATGTTTTCGGGCATGCGTCAACTCCGTTGCGGGATTGAGTGGGGTGCGCGTTGCGCGCGAGGGATGGACCTACCGAAATCGGTAAGTGGTCAGAGGAGATAGCCGTTTTTGTCGAGCAGCCGGATAGCGTGCTCACGGTCACCGTCGGCCAACCGGTAAATCTCCTCGGGCATAAGCCTGGGAGGGTTCTTCTTTCGGCGGGATCCCGTGTTCGCGTGGGTGACTTGCACCTTGCGCCCGAACATCTGGACCGTGTCCACAGCCTTACGCGCGTTCACCACGCTGCCAATATCCGACCCATCATTGATGGCCTTAGCCCCCGCTTCCCCAAAAGCCTTGCGCTGCTGGGCTGCGGACATGCGGTCGAAAGTGTCCTTAGGACTGATGGGGGTTGGCTTGTGCTCTCTCGTAACCGGCTCCATCGTGCAATCGCAGCGAGGATGCCGAAGGAACCCGCTCGACACGTGGTATTCACGCCCGGCGAGCAGGATGCACCGGGAGCATGCAGGCATATGGACCACGCGCACGTAGCCAGTAACGTTGCGGTTAGAGACCATTGCGGCCTGGTCCGCTTGCCTGCCCGTATCAGCGATGACGGTACGCACAACTAGGCTGAGAAACGCCGCCCCTCGTAGCAGTGACGTACGCGGATTCTCGCCCTGCGCTACGAACCGCAGCACCGTGGGAATGGAACGAGCCAACAGGCTCATCAGGTCACGGCCGTCCGGCGTAGCCCTTGCGAACTGCCCTGCGTCAATGTCCGGCGTACCAACCAGGGCCGATGGGCCGAGCAGCTCACGCATAAAGGTGTGTGTTCCCTCAGCGGCATGCAGTTGCCCGGCCTGAACAATGGCAGTGACCTTGGGGAGGAGCCTCCCCCACTCGTGTGCAACGGCGTCAGGATTCACCTTGGACCACTCGGCGAGCACTGCCCGCGCTGTAGCGTCAGCTAGATGCGCTCGGGTCTCCTGGTGGCGCGTCGCTACCAGACTGTTGGCCATTCGTGTTGTCTCCCTGCGATGGGTCCTGCGCCATAAGTTGCGTGAACGCGCCCATCGGGTCCGCCTGAAGTTCCTTATCCTTCATGGCGAGTAGGTCAGCAACTTCGGTAGGCGTAAGCCCGTATTGCAGCGCGAGGAACTCGAACGGAAACCCGAGCTGCTTGAGCTTCAGCAGCGCGTCAGTTAGCTGTGACTGAGAGCGGGACTGAGCATCAGCCCAGAGCACTCGGCCACCAGCAACCGCCAGAGCCTTAGTGTCGTCGCCCTGCGCCAGCGCGATCAGGCGGAACACTTCGCGGAGCGCCTGCCCAAACCAAAGTTGCTTTTCCTCGACTCGCTTGACCAGACCGGTCTCCGCAGCGATCAGCGCATCACCGGATAGGTTCGCCATCTTGCCGATTAGGTAGTGCGCGGGTGTACGAGTCTGCGCGGCGATGTGGCCTACGGCCGTTTCGATGATGTCCGCATAGGCGCCAAGGTTGGCGGCCGACCATTCCTCCGTACGGACGTTGTCACCCGTGAAGAACTGCACACGGTCAACGGCGAACTTTTCCATATCGACGGGGCGCTCGCCAACGATCTGCCCCGAAGCGTCGAGGACCGGAACAACCGGGCGTTCAGCGCCAAGGACAATGCGAGTAGGGAACGACGCATAGTCAGACGTAGTAAAGAGCTGCGCCCACAGGAGATTTACAGCGTCCTGTACAGCGATCACGCCGGAGATATCCGAGATCGGGTCGCCAACCATGGTCGGCCGGTTGGGAAGCTCGACCAGCGGGACAACTCCCATGGGGTTCGGCTGCGGGTTGGGCTCGTCGCCCATATCCCGCATCTCCCACTTGTCTAGTTCTTCGTCGACCGCTTGCATCTGCGGAGTCTTCTGGTGGGTCGTGAGCCGGGAGCGCTCAAACTTCCAGACCTCATCAGCGAGATAGAGCGTGGCGTAGTCGCAGCCGCCGTCCTCCCAGCGCTTCAGCCCTGCCCTACGCTTCCGGCGAGAGCCAGGCTCGTACGTAACGATGCACTGCGAAGCGTCTTCGAACGTCACGCAAGGCGTCTCAGGCTCGTCAGGGTTACCCCATACGAGCACGAAGGAACGGCCAGAGTTAACAGCGCCAAGGAAGCCAAGCTGCGAGTCAGCGTCAAGGCCATTCATCTGCCAGACACGCCACAACTCGGCATCAGCCTGAGTCTGCCCGGACGGCATAACGCCATTGACTGTGAGCCGCTCTACAGGCGCGTCAGAGACCACCTGTACCCAGTTGTCAGAGAACCCCTGGTAGCGCTGCCCGTGGTACTTCCTGAACTCATCCGAGGCAAACCTCAGCGGTTGCTTGCCCCGGTAGTACTGCTCGTTACGGTCGATTTCCCAGCGGCGGTTACGTAGCTCGTCCTCAAGTAGGCCTATCAGGCGCAGGGCTTCAGACTCAGTAGCCATTGATGCCCCCTCCTGGTGGGCTCATGCTCCGTAGTAGTAGGACTTTCGTTTGGGTGCAGCCATGCCAGCAGCTACCGCATCCATCGCAGCTTCGTGGGCGAGGATGGACGTAACGGCAACGTCGATCTTTTGGTCCTGTGCCGCCTTGGCCAGCACATAGCGGCCCTGGGGTCGAGCAGCAGCGCGCGCATTCCGCATGTGGCCGGAAGTGATCGGGCACCCGTCATGGCTGAACGACGTGTCAGCCTTACTGATGTCTGTCTTCAGCCGTTCCGCAGCAGCGTGCATCTGAACAACACGGCGCGTGTACCAACTGATAACGACCCGGTCCCCGTAGCGGTCAACCCAGGTATCTACCTCTGACTCCCAATAGGGAGGATCGGCGTACAGAAGCTTCACGTCATAGCGCGACATGATCTCGTCGAGCGCTGCGGACACTTCCAGACGCGGAACCTGTCCCCCGTAATCGGCGGGATTCCAGATCGTAGGCAGCGAGTTAGGCCCGAACGTCGGCGTGAACTGGAACCCGTCCAGGGTCTCAGCGCGAAAGCCCGACCAGTCATCTACGTCGGAGCCATCGAACCCCAGGACAACCGGCGTCTTAGGGGCCACCACACGGGCGCCGTTGGCGCGAGCCTCCCACAGGTTGTGCTCAATCCACGCTCCGGCGCCTGCGACGATGCGGTTGCCGAAGAATCGCTCTGCCTGCGCTGGGTCAGTCTCGGCAAGCTCGCTAGCCTCAGCCTCAATAGCATCTAGGTCGATGTGCGGGCAATCAGCGTAAACAGCCTTGTGAATCCGGCGCCGCTCGACCTTGTTTCGGTAGGACAGCATCTGAGGGGCCTGCGGGAAGTACCGGTAGACATCCTCGGCGCTGCTCTCATGGGTGCGCTTAGCCGTCGACTCCTCGGAAGGGTCGTAAGCGTTCGTCGTCTCCATCGAGCGCCCGGACATACCGGCCAGACCACGGCGCATCGTCTCAGCAACCTTGATCATCTTGTTGGTCGCTGTGTACGTGCCTGTCTCGTCCTGGATCGCAAAGGTAATCGGGTTACCGAGGCGCGATTGGGCCGATGACGTCACTACGTCTATTCGCCCCTCAGCACCAACCCTGACGAACCCCTCGCGGACGCTCATCAACGCGCCACACGGACCATGCTTAATCATGGCCTTGAGCGGACGGTAGACGTTCGCCACCTGGTCTTCGCTGGTAGCGAGTAGCTGAATCAGCGGCGTGGGCTGAGGAACACCCATCGGCTCACCCGGCGAGTAGGCGTACACCCACCCACAGGGGCAACCATGGTCACGGCACC